AGATTCTGCTTGTACGATTACGATCGGTCCAAACACTATGAAGCGTGTACAAATTATTGAAAATGCTACTAGTGGTTCTCAAAATATTATTATTTCTCAAGGCTCTGGTGCTAACGTAACGATAGCTCCAGGAAAAGTAGCAGTGGTACAGCTTGATGGAGCAGGATCAGGAGCAGCAGTTTTAGACGCACTTACTGATTTAGCTGTTACCGATAGTTTATCTATCAACGGTACGACTTTAACGATTGGTGATGCAACAGCAGAAGATACTAAAATAGTATTTGATGGTAACGCTCAAGATTTTTATATTGGTTTAGATGATTCAGCAGACGATTTAGTTATCGGTCTAGGATCAGCAGTAGGTACAACACCAGCTATATCAGTAGATGAAAACCAAAATGTGACGATGCCACAAATTGTTACTGCATCCACTTCAGCAAATATTACTCAAGTCGCTTTAACAGACGGTACGGTAGCTTGGGATGCCAAAGCAGCAGCAAACGCATTTTTATTATTAGAAGAAAACTCAACAATATCAGCTCCAACTAACGCAGTTGAAGGAGCAATTATAAGTATTGAAGTGGCACAACATGCTTCTAGCGGACCGTACACATTAGCTTGGAATGCAATTTTTGAGTTTGTTGGGGATGAAACACCAACGCAAACAGCAACCGATGCAAAAACCGATATCTACGCATTCCGTTATAACGGTTCAAAATGGCAAAATATAGGTATTAGTCAAAACTTAACACAAAGCTAATATGGAAACCCTCCAAAGGACAGCTAATCGAGGAAGCGTATCAACAGGTTATGATGTCGATAATTCTTTAAAATTTGAAGCTGATAATACTGAGTATTTATCACATTCTTCCAGTGGTGGTTCAGGAACAAAAGTAACTTATTCTTTTTGGTGTAAAAGAACTGAACTTGATAGCAGTAGTTATATGCAAGTATCAGGTATTTCCACTAGCTCTGAAACTGTAAGGTTTATGTTTTATCAAGATACTGTAAGAGTTGATGCAGGTAATTCTTCAACAGGAAAAATTTTAGTAACAAATAGAAAGTTTCGTGACACAAGTGCTTGGTATCATTTTTTTGTGGTGATTGATACAACTTTATCTACTGAAGGTGACAGACATCAATTATATGTAAATGGAGTTAGGGAAACAGATTTTTCAACAGAGCAGTATCCAACACAAGACTTCTCTGTAGCAACAGATCAAAGTAATGCTACTTGGAGATACGGAGCTTATGATTCAACCTATTATAAGTTTTCAGGATATTTAGCAGAGTGCTATAGATTAGATGGTATAGCCGCAGCTCATACAGATTTTGGTGAGTTTGATTCAGATAGCGGTATTTGGAAACCTAAAAAATATTCAGGTTCATTTGGAAGTAATGGACATTATTTAAAGTTTGATAATTCAAGTTCTCTTGGCGCTGACTCTAGTGGTAATGGTAATACCTTTACTTTGAACAATATAACATCGTCAGATCAGTGTACGGATGTCCCGACTAATAATTTTTCAACATTTAATCCTTTAGTAAGAGTAAATAATAATCCTACTATTTCAGAGGGGGGTATGAAAGTTACTGGCGGAGGCGGAACTTGGAATCAAGCTTTTGGCACTATTGGTGTGGCTAATGGAAAATGGTATTTTGAAGTAAAAGTTGTGGATGCTAGTGATACTGGGTATTTTGGTTTATCTACGCATCCCGCTATACCTGATAATGTGGGTAGTGGACAAGTTATGTATAACACAAGTTTTATGGTGGGAGCAGCATCAGGTATAGATTACTATTACTGGCAAAATGGCTCACAAACATCAAACGAATCTACAGGGTGGGGTAACTTATCTAATGGAGATGTTTTAGGTTTTGCTATTGATTTAGATTCAAGTACAAGAACTTGCACAGTTTATAGAAACAATACAGCTTTATCAGGCACAGCATCAAATCCATTTGATTTACCCACCAATATGCAGACAGGATTTGTATTTCCATTATATGTTCAGTATGAAAATAATTTAGATTATTGGAGATTGGGTGGTTTTACTGAAAATGTACCCGATAGTTCAGCAAGTGATGCTAATGGTTATGGTAACTTTGAATACGCTCCCCCATCGGGTTACTATGCAATCTGCACAAAGAATTTAGCGGAGTACGGATAATGGCTTATACAACAATAGACGATCCTTCAGCACATTTTCAAACTACTCTTTATACAGGTGACGGTCAGACTGGTCGCACTGTAACTAACGGTG